TACCGTAGCGCTAAAAAAGGTGGCAAGATTGGCAAAAGTAAATATGGTAAAGCACCACATAATAGGATATACTAATGGCAACTAAAGTAGGAAAACCTGGATATAATCGCAGGAAAAAAGATTCAAGATTAGAACGAGCAGGTGTAAGTGGTTACAATAAACCAAGACCTACACCCAACCACCCAAAGAAGTCACACATTGTTGTAGCTAAAGAAGGTGACAAGATTAAAACTATTCGCTTTGGTGAGAAGGGTGCAAGCACCGCAGGCAAACCAAAGGCAGGTGAGTCAGCACGTATGAAGGCAAAACGTAAATCATTTAAAGCTCGCCACAGAAAGAATATTGCTAGAGGCAAAATGTCTGCAGCATATTGGGCAGATAAGGTTAAGTGGTAATGACTATAAGTAGAGCAGCGACCAGCCAGCAAGTAAGCAAACCTGGAATGAAGGGTAGGTGGTCTAATAAAAATAAGTCTACTGGCACGAGTCGTCCAAGTGGCGTAGGTCAGATAGCTAACAAGCAGGCTGGTCGCAACCAATCAGGCCATAACAGATTATATTAAGGAGAACATAAATGGCAACGTCAGGTACATACAGCTTCTCAATGAATATTGACGAAGTAATTGAAGAAGCCATGGAAATGATTGGCGGGGAAGCAACGCTTGGCAATGAGCCAAAGTCTGCTCGTCGTTCTATCAACTTACTTCTACAAGACTGGCAGAACCGTGGCATTCAGCTGTGGACTGTGGGTACAACTACTGTTACTGTAACTACAAGTGTTACATCTTATACACTAGGTGGTGAGAATGTAGATGTACTAGAAGCCGTTATAAATAAAATTGATGGTGGTGGAAGCGGGTCTACAGACTTACAGCTTAATCGAATTAGCATGGAAGAATATCTTAAGATACCTCGAAAAACACAAACAGGCAGACCTTCACAATATGCTGTAAGACGTAATAGAGATAGCATTAATATATTTTTATGGCCTTTACCTGATAACAGTGTAGATAAACTTAAGATAGAAACTTTTACATATATGCAAGATGTAACACGGTCTTCACAAACTGCAGATATATCTCGCAGGTTTTATCCTTGCTTAACTGCAGGTACAGCTTACTTTATGTCAATGAAACGTCCTGGTGTAGATGCTGGGCGTATTGCTATGATTAAACAAGAGTACGAAGAAAGGCTTACAAGGGCGCAAGAAGAAGATAAGGAACGTGCAAGTATGTTTATACGGCCACGTATTAATTATTAATGACAAAGTCATTAGCTATCTGTGATGTTTGTGGTTTTAGATATAAACTCATAGAATTAAAAAAGAATAGTTATGGAATGATGGTATGCCCTACAGATTATGAAGGGAAGTATGATGTGGTTAATCATCCACAAAATAAAATAGCTAGAGTTTTAGATGATGAAAATGTTTATGACCCTAGACCACTTGTAAATTTACCTATAAGTGTTGTTCCTGTATCTGCTTGGCTACCAAAGGATTAAAATGGCAAGAGGAAGATATAATAAAGTTGTTTGTGATACATGTGGTTTTGGTTATTCACGAACAGTAATGAGAAAAAATAGCTATGGTCTTTGGGTCTGCCCTCAAGATTATGAGCGTGGTTATGATTTGGTTAATCATCCACAAAATAAAATTATTTCTACTATAGATAGAAGTATGTTTATAAAAGATGTAAGACCAGAAAATAATAGTGATAGAAACTTAAACTGGGAAGCAGCTGTCTTTGACAACTGGGAAGATATTAACAAGAACTGGAACATTATATAATGACAGACTTAACAGGCAAAAAGATTGCAAACACCTATAAAGACTTGTTACAAATAAATAGTAGTGCAACGAACGGAGGTGTTGATGTTAATCTTCGTAGGGTACAGGATGGCGCAGGAACTAATACTGCATTAGAACTTTCTCAAAACTCAGTTAAAGTGAATGGCACTATGGGCATAACAGGAAGCATGAGTGTTGCAGGAGGCTTAGCAGCAGGCTCTCTTACTGTTAATGGTTTAAGTGTGAGTGCGATAGATGCAGTACTTATTAGTGCATCTGATATTTATTCTTCTAACATATATTTAAATGGTGATTCAGTTGCTACATCTGCTGTAGTAGCATCACTATCTACTACACTACAAACTAATATAAATCAAGTTTCTGCTGCACTGGTATCTACCTCTGGCGTTTTAACAACTAATATTAACACAGTAAGTGCAGGGTTGTCAACAGCTAATGTTAATATAGCTGCAAATACTTCTGCAATTTCTGTAGCGTATACAAACATTGCTGCAAATACTTCTTCTGTTAATGTAAATCAAAACAATATAGCTGCGAATACTTCTGCCATTATTGTGGCTAATACATCTATAGCTGCCAACACAAGTCTTATTACTGCTTTATCTGCTACACTAGAAAGCAGGATTGCAGCTGTTAGTGCTGAAGTATCTGCAACTAGAGCATTGGTAACTGCAGTAAATGCTTCTGCTATTGCGGCTAATGCCTCTGCTATTTCTGTAGCCTTTACATCTATTGCAGCGAATACAAGTTTAATCACCGCATTATCTGCTACACTAGAAACACGTATTGCTGCAGTTAGTCTTACAATGGCAACAAGCATTAGTAATAGCAACTCAGCAATTACAGCACTATCTGCAACAATGGCAACAAGCATTAGTAATAGCAACTCAGCAATTACAGCACTGTCTGCAACAATGGCTACGTCTATTGCTAATCACTTACCGTTATCAGGTGGTACATTAACAGGTAATTTAATTCTTAATTCAGACCCTACGTCTAACTTAATGGCTGCTACTAAATCTTATGTAGATAACTTAACTGCATCAGGCATTCACTTCCATGAAGCAGTACGTGTAGAAGCTCCAATAGCTTTAACAGTTACATATAACAACGGTACTGCAGGTGTGGGTGCTACACTTACTAATGCAGGAACACAAGCTGCTCTTGTTATTGACGGTATTACCTTAAGTGTAGATGACCGTGTACTTGTATATGAACAAGCAGACGCTACACAGAATGGTGTATATACTGTTACTAATGTAGGTTCTGTATCTACAAACTGGGTAATGACTAGGTCAACAGATACAGATTCATATGGTAATGCAGATGGTACAACTTTAGATGAAGGTTCTTATTTCTTTGTGCAGGAAGGTGTTACAGGCGCAGGAGAATCCTATGTTTGTAATACAGTAGGAACAATTACCTTTGGCACTACTAATATTACATTCATACAATTTAGTAACTCTATAGCTTATACAGCAGGCACAGGAATTAACATTAATTCTAGTCGTGTTATATCTACATCAGCTGTAGCTACAGATGCACAACTTGCAGCCCTATCCGCAACTATGGCTACCAGTATATCTAATAGTAATTCTGCAATTGCAGCAGTGTCTTCAACAATGGCGACTAGCATCTCAAATAGTAATACACTTATTACTAATCTATCAGCTACACTTGAGAGCCGCATAGCAGCTGTCTCAGCGACTTTTGCAGGAACATCGGCCACCTTACAGTCAAATATTAATAACGTCTCAGCAACGCTCTCTGTGGCTCAGACAAGCATCACGGCAAATGCCTCTGCCATTTCAGTAGCTTTTACTTCTATTGCTGCTAATACATCTACAATTGCAGCTACATCTGCTACATTAACAACCAGAATCAATGAAGTAGAGGCAGCGTCAGTAGCCTTTGCTATTGCATTAGGATAACTTATAAGGTATAATACATCATGGCAAATTCATTTAAATTATCAACAGCTTCATCAGTAGGTACAGCAGAAGTTTCTGTATATGAATGTCCTACTGCTACGTCTACTACTATTATTGGTATGACAGTTGCTAACATTGTTAACTCACAGATTACTGTTGATGTTAAAATTAATGACAGTGGTTCTAAAATATTCTTAGTTAGGAATGCTCCTATACCTGTAGGAAGTTCTTTGGTAGTTATTGGTGGTGACCAAAAGGTAGTACTTGAACCTACGAATGTAGTTATTGTTCAGGCAGACACAACCCTAAGTACAGATGTGGCAATGAGTTATTTGGAGATTAGTTAATGACTATTAGTAAGATTAAATCTGATAGTGTTAACTTTGATTCTGGGTTAAACGTAACCAGCGGGAACGTAGGCATCGGCACGACGCCTGATACGTCACCATCTACAAAACTACATATCCGTGAAGACGATGCTGTTGATTACAAGTCGAGGACTGTGATTCAAGCCACAGACCAGAGATTAGTTGCTGGCTCACATTGGCAGTCTGGGGTTGCGGCTTATTCCTATTTGCAAGCAACCAACGATGCGGAAACTGTTCCAAACAATCTTTTGTTAAACCCAGATGGCGGCAACGTGGGCATTGGTGCCGTGCCAACTAAAACTCTAGATATAAACACAGCGTCTGCAACATTCAGAATACGAGATGCTAGTGCTGGAAATGATTTTTCTTTTAAGACAACAGCAGGGCCAGTCTCTGTTATTGGATGTGAAGCAAATACTAGCCTTGCATTAATGACAAACAACACAGAACGCATGCGCATCGACAGCAGCGGGCGGCTTTTGGTAAACTCAACAGGTCATTTGTTTACGGGAAGTAAAGTAGAAGTGCACACAGACGGTTCTACCTGGACAACCATTAGAAATAAAGATACTACTACAGCTCAACAATATTCCATGGTGTTTGCACGAAGTTCCACAACTGTTGGGTCAATCAACACAACCAACACATCAACCATTTATGTTACATCTTCAGACTACCGCCTAAAAGAAAACGTTACTGGCATTGCAGATGGCATAGAGCGTGTTAAGCAGCTTAACCCATCACGCTTCAACTTTATTGCTGATGCTGACAAGACTGTTGATGGCTTTCTTGCACACGAAGCGGCAACAGTCGTTCCAGAAGCAGTTACTGGCGAAAAAGATGCTGTTGATGCAGATGGCAATCCAGTCTATCAAGGCATTGACCAAGCTAAACTTGTGCCATTGCTGACTGCAGCACTGCAAGAGGCAATCACTAAAATTGAAACACTTGAAAATAAAGTAGCAGCATTAGAAGGAAATTAAAGAATGGCATATATAGGTAGACAGCCAGGCACAGGAGTAAGGAGCAGATATTTATTTACTGCTACGTCTGGACAAACTACATTCAGTACTTCAGATACAGCTACAGTATTATCTTATACAGATACTGCTTACTTAGATGTATACCTTAATGGTGTTTTACTAGACCCTGCCAGTGACTACACAGCAACAAGTGGTACATCAGTTGTTCTTTCTTCTGGTGC